CATCTACTGCGCTATCTCCATTAATGAAAGTATCATTAAACAGAGCATTAGCCGCCTTTACCTTTTGCTTAATCTGTAAATCAACCTCATCAACTATTCCTCCCATACTAGCAATTATTCTGTCAATTTCAAAAGACCCACCAAAAACTTTTAAGTCAGCTGTATATCTGGTCTTTTCTGTACTAGTTGGTGAATACTCACTATTTATAGCTCTAAAATTTGCTGTCGGTTGAGTTGTAAGTCTAGTATATCCATATGTTAGAGTTGCTCCTCCACCTGTTGGAGATACTACGTCGTCAAAGGTAATTTTATCTAGTATAAAACTAGACTTTCTAAATTCATCTATTACTCCAATTTGAACATCATCTTGTACATTTTTTTGAGCTTCTGCTAATGTTATAGCCATTAATTATCATCCTTTCATATTTAATTTTTATTTTGCTGAAGACGAGCTGTTAATGCATCTTTAAGGCTTGGTTTTTCATCTCCACCTGCTCCACCTGTTGGAGGTTTACCGCCAATTTGAAATCCAGGCTTGTCTTCAATTTTCTCTTCCTCTTTGAACAAATAAGATTTAGATTCCTTAAGTTCTTTAAGTTGATCATCAAGACCTGTAACCTTACCGTCATCTCCTAAGATAAGTTTTGACTTATCAAATAAGCCTGCTGCTATATCTTCATCATGAGTTTTACCTACAAGAGCTAATTTGATAGCGTTGTTAAGTTTTATATCATTCATTTCCTTTTGATACTTTTCAGAGGTTTCCTTGTTATCCTTTTGAAGTTGTTCTATTTGCTTTTTTAAATCTTCTGAAGTACCTGCATCTTTTTTTAAATTTTCAATTTGGTCATCTCTGGTCTTAATGTCAGTCTCAAGTTGCTTTTTAACTTCGTTAACTTCATCAAACCTCGTCTTTGGTATAAACCCTTTTAGTTCTTCTGTAGATGCTTTAGCTGCTTTTTCAGCCTGCTCTTCTGTAAGTCCTAATTTAATAAAATCTTCTTTTTTCATAGTATTAATTTCTCCTTTCAAATTCATTTTTTCACCTGGTTCAGTCCAGTATTATTTGTCTTTTGATTTAACGTCTTAAATACTAAAAAGACGAAATATAAAAAGAGCCCTAAGGCTCAATTTAGTCATAAGAAAAGCCCTATCGCTAACGATTAGGGCGTGATCTGCTGCTATTATTTTCTCTCAATTTCTTTTCTCATTTGCTTCTTGTAATCCTCTATGCCATTAAACTCATCCCAGTTATAAGGTGGCGGTTCTTTATTAAGTACGGTTCGATATTTTTCTTTAATCTTAAGGATTTCTTTGTCAGTTCTTAAAAATTCCATCAATTTCATTTTATCACCTTCATTTTGATACTATTAAGCCATGTTAATAATTATGATATTTACAATTTTTACAAATATTTCTCCAATTATTTTTCTTTTTAAACTCATCAGCGAGGTTTCTATCTTTAATTATTCCTGCTGCGACATTTGCTGTTTCCATACAATCAACATCCTCAATGTATCTATCTACAAGGGGACACTTTACTCTAGTTTCTACCATATTTCCTCAACACCTCCAAGGCTTTCATCACTTTATCATCATACTCTGAAGCTTTAAACGCTGTTCTAATTTCATTCTTTTCAGTATTTACATATGCAACACCTTTAGCACCATAATAGTTCACAAATTTACCTTTCCATTTTGAAGAAGTAAAGGATGCATCTTTTATGAATTGCACAGCCTCGTCATATGTTACTTTGTGATCTCGATATAAAATGTGCTGTTTATCAATAGTAAGAGTATCAAAATTAGGATACTTAGGATTTAAGCTTATTTTACCAATTATTCCTGCTTTTTTAATCTTTGATTTAATTATATCATCTTCTATTGATTTTTTAAAATCTCTTTTTATTTTTCCCCACTCTTTTAGTTTTTGACTATATTTCTTTTTATTCTTAGGATCCAGACTTCCTTCTTTTAGTCTTTTATACTTTTGAATATTCCTGTTGATTTCGGCTTCCCTTTTTACCTTCTCATAATTATCGCCTACCTCAGATTCTCTTAAAAGTTCTGGTTCTTCATTGATTCCCTCAAAGAAAGTACTTAGTGTGTGCCTGCAATTTGGATGGAAAAGACCTTTTTCTATAGCTGTACTAAGCAAAGGATACTCTGCATCGCTGGCTTTTCCTCCGGAGTAAACATCATCTATATAAACTCTACCTTGCCAAGGTAAACATGTATCAGAGCAGGCCATATATTGGGAACAAATCACAGTGCTAAGGCCCCATTCTTTTCTTCTATCTCCTTCTCCCATTAGGTGCACTCTTTTATTAGCGGTTCTTACTGCCATTTGTGAATAAGATGCAATATTTACATTTCTTCCATCTGCATATTTAATACATGTTAAGCCTTTGTCTAAGAAATCTTTGGTAGCCAAATCTACAGCTTGTTGCATTGTAGATGCACCTGAACCTAAAAAAGCCTCTGCTTTAAAAACTGTTTTTCTATACACATCATCCATCATTCTAAGAGCAGCGTTTTCAGCTTTATCCATATCATTATTAATTGACTTTATAAGGGAATCAATCTTTTTATTATTCCCTTGAAAGAAAGCGTCAGAGGGCGAAGATTTCCCTAGTTTAAAGCCTTTTTTTATTGCATCAACAACTTCTGTGTCTGTTAGCTTTCCACCTTCTAAATATTGGTTAAACAGGTCCTGTGTAACTGATTTTCTCATGTCCTTTGTATAATTGGCCATTATCTTTTTATTTGAATTACGGTATTTTCTCATTTCTTGTATTTTCTTAGCCTGCCACTGTTCCCATTCAAAACCTTCTTCTTTTTCCCATTTCTTATGATAGCCTAAGGTTCTATTCATGGATTTTATAAGTTCTATTTCAATTTCTTTATATATCTCCCCAACATCATAATCATTCAATCAGTTCACCCCTAAATCTTTGCTTGTTGCTCTTCAATAAAAAGCTCTGCATTTTCTTTGGAGACACCCAAAGTTGAAGTTATAATACTAATAGCTGCATTTCTTGTAAGTTCTCCTGAGGTCACAGACTTAACTACTCCCAACATACTTGTAATCTGAGCTCCATTTAATATATTTGATGTCGCTTCTTCCACATCTTCTTTAACTAAAGGTTCTTCAGTTGAAAATCCATTCTCTCCTTTAATTAGTGCTACTTCAGCAGCTTTTTCATCTTCAGATAAAGTATCACCATATAGTTCATCTACAGCCTTTTCGGTTGACATAACTCCGTAAGATTTTGCCTTGCCTACAGTTTCAACTACATTATCAAAACCAGGAGCTGCATATTCTCCAAATTTAACAGATACTTCATAATCAGCAGGCATTTTATTTCTCATAGTGTCCTCTGTTTTTAAAGCTGTTTCTATTAAACTAGGTATTATCTTGTTTAGTATGTTGATTATCTGACCTCTTGTATAAAGAGTAACTTTTTCTTTTTCTCTTTGGCTTTCGGCGTTGTCCGTTTTTTTAAGATCTATTCCTAGAGTAGCAGGTGAAATTATACCCTGCAGGGTAAGATCTAAAAATCCCATATATGAAGATATGTAAGATTCATGCTTTATATCAGGATGGGAAACATCAATTTTACTTTTATCTCCTTCTTGAAGTGACGCCCCGATTTTAATAAATCTATTATCAAAAGGATTTGGCTCAAGTAAAGCCCCATTTTCTGGATTTCTCGGTATTATATCTTCTGGTATATACCTAATAGCTCTTCCCGTTCTTAAAGCATCAAGCCACTGTGATATAGTTTCATCTAATGCATCTATATCATCAGTTTTTGAATCAAATAAAGCCTTTCCTCTACCCTTCCACTTGCTGGATGGAAATATTTTTAAAGGGACAGCCATAATAAAGTTTCCCTGGAAAGATACGTCAACCAGACCTGTAGTTTCAGGTAAAGTTTCTAAAGGAACTTCTTTACCTTCATCGTTATACAGTTTATATCTTACATATCCTTTACCGTAAGTCTCCTGAAGTCTATATTCCTTGTCTTTGGATTGGTATGAAATGTAAAATATCACTTCTTTTAATCTTCCTCTATGATAATTAAACTCAACACTGTCTGCTTCATAAAATTCAATAATTGGATATTTGGTTATTTCATCTATTGATATTTTAAAAGCTCCATCACCGGTTGATAATGCTCCTTGTATTGCCTGTCCTAAAATCTCTTCAAAATCATTATCCTTGCTTATTTCATTCCATCGCTCAGCATTTACATTTTTTATTTCTTCTCCAAAATTAATGCCATCAAAGTCAGCTAGTATTATATCTTTCAACCTATCTACTACTACTTGAACAATGCCAGAGTGAATCTTTCGTACTCTTGTTTGAGGAACTGAAGCCCAAAATCTTGATTTAGCAACCTCATCATAGGCTGATTGTTTAAAGAACTGTTCTATCTCACTAGGATCACCCCTATATAATATTTTATTTTTTAAAACATTACCTCTAAAACTCAGAGGCTCTTTTATTGTTATTTGCTTATCTATAGCTGGAGTTATCCGCAGCAGCTTTACAAATATTTTTTGTATCCAGTTCATTAAATTCCTCCTATTCCGATTTTATTCTTAAATGGTATCCAAGCATATTGTGATGAATTTATTGTATGGTCGTTTCCATCTTCTGGTTCATATTTGTCTTCTTTCCATGAATATATTTCAAGCTCTCCAATATGGTTAACACAGTGATTTAGAACGTAGTAGTATATAACATCATCACAGTTAATCCAACCTAACATAAGATGAATCCTATCTATTACAGTTATTTTCTTGTAAGAATTTATAAAATTATATAAGCATGGATTTTTACGCTTATATTTATTAAGTTCTGTTATAGTGGCCTGGTCTGCTGAATCAACAAATACATCTCTTGCAAAACCCCAGTCTTTTCTATTTCTTTCAAGAAAGGATATTAATCTTGGAACTATATCAGAAGGTGCTAATGGTATTTCTAGTTCTGCATTGTTATAGACCTCTTCATCTAATACGACAATCTTTCCACATCTTGTAATACCTTCAAATATAAAAGCAATGGTGTCCGGGCTTTCTTGACTGTAGGCTGTATCAACTCCAGCTGTAAAATATTCAAATTGCCATCTATTAACCGGCCTTGTCATAAACTCTTTAAGCTGTCTTTTATTTAATACATTTTTTTCACTTGTAAAATTACTAAATATTACTCCAGTAGCCCTTCCTCTAAGACCCTGTATCTTATTCTTATATATCTTGGTACCCTTAGGAACACTACCCATTATCTTTTTTATTTTCTCTTTAGTAAGTCCTAGATTGTGTACAAAAGAAAAGAACCAGTGAACCCAGCCTTGCTTTGGCTCTGAATTAAGCATTTTTATTATTTCCTTTGGAGTCTCTCTTTCCCATTCTGAAAGAGGCCTTGAACAGTTTATGTATTCTTTGTATACTGGTAAATTCGGATCATCTGGATTAAGTGTTCCTATTAGATAATCACACCTCATAGAAGCTTCTCTTACAAAACCCATATCAGCTATATTAATCTCATCTATATAAAGACATCCATATTGACCACCTAAGGCTTTTTTCCATCTCTTTTTATTGTCATACCCTAGTATGAAAATAATTTTTTCATTAGCATCACAATGGAATGCTATATGAGGCATGGAGTATTTGCCTTTACCATTAGGGTTATATTCAACTAAGTCTGAAAAAATATCTAATATTCCTAAATCTTTATTAATAATGTTTTTCTCAATGGTTCCTAGGTCAAGTCCTGCTATTATATGATTTTTTTTAGAGCTTTCACTAACTTTAAACATGAATTTAAGAGCTCCAACCGTTGTTTTCCCTGCTGCAGTTGTGCCTTCAAAGAAACTCCACTGGAGCATTACTTTTCAAGAATGATATATATTTTTCGCTAAGTTTAAATTCTTCACTCATAGGGATATCACCTCTTTAATTGTTCAAGTATTGAATTAAGCTTTTTAGTGCTCTCTGTTTTATCTTTAATTTCTAAGCTATCATTGAATAATCCCAAATGCCTTGCCAAACTATCTAAGGTTGATTTTTTATCAGCAAGTTTATATTTCCGTGTATATCCAACAAACTCCTTATCATCCCCATAACCTTCATAAACTTCTAATACTTCAAGACCTGCTATAGCTGCGGCTGTATTATCATCTAACTCCTCAATGTTTTTAGGACTACCATTTTCGTGAAAAAGTCGCTTAGGATTGAAAAATGCAAGCTTTGCATATTCTTTAATTACTTTTTCTGCTGTTACTTCAAGTTTTTTAGCCATTACTTCTAAACGAGAATTTATATACTCCTGAATCTTAACATTTCTTAACAATCTACTCGATGAAGCAGCGGCTGTATTTTCGTTTTTTACATTAGAATAAGCTGCCAAATATGCTCTTGTAGCATTACGGTCTATCAAGTACTCATCACAAAATAACTTTTGATTTTTAGTTAACTTTGCCACTGTTATCACCACCTGTTTATAAAATATCTATTTTAGGCCAAAGGCCTTCGCCTGGTCTCTTAAGAGTTTCCCAGGCGCTGTTTGCATTAAAAAACCCCAATACATTATATCGGGGTTTTTGAGGAGGTTACTAAAATGAAAAAAAGCTTTCGCAGTCCATTCACTTGTCCCACACTAACATAATACCACACTTTTACCCCCTAAAATTGAAATGAAATTGAAAATTTTTTATTTTTTTTGAAAATATCCTAATTCACAAGCTATTTTTTCGCAAATATCGTGCTCCCAGTTATATAGAGTCCTGGTTGTTTCTATATCTAATCTGGGGTATTTATTTTTTATTCTCATCAATATTCCGTCCATTGTGTACCTTTTATTACTCCAATACCTAAGTTTAATGAACTCTTTTTCCTCTTCATTTAATCCGTCTAATGTTTTTTCTATA